ACCACCCAGAAAGGCAGACCATGATCGAGATCCACAAGGACGGCTCATCCGCTTACGTCGTGACAGAAAACGGCAGCGCCCGAGGTTGGGCGGTGTACTCCCCAAAGCGCCGCCTCTGGCGGGTCGCGACCCCAAGGGGGAATCTGTCACACCACCGGAGCCGCGCCGAGGCGCTGGAAGCCCTGACAGCCCCGCTCCCGCGTCGGCCCTGATACTGACTGTCACCGCGCCTCTGATACTGACTGTCACCGCGCCTCTGACACTGACTGTCACCGCGCCCCTTCAAACGGGTGCGGTGATTTTCTTTGGGAAGTTGTGCCCGCCAGTAGGGCGCTTCTTCCGTGCCCCCGGCCTTTCCCTGATTGCCTCATCATATTCCGCGATCTGTCGTGGCTCAGGCTTCTTCACCAACCGCATTTCATAACCCAGCACCGTGCAACACCGGATGATCGTTGAAAAGCGAAGGTCACGGTTATGCTTCTCTGCCTCCCACATGGTCGCATGTGACAGACCCGACGCCAGACAGACGCGCCGCTTCGAAATCCGGATATTCCTCGCCTCCCGAGCATGATCTATCGCCGCGCCCATGAAGGCGTAGAAATCCTCAGGCAGGATGATGTGGTAGTTGACAGGATCAAGTTTCGCCATTCTGTCGCCCTATGTAGTCAAGCATTGCAAACCAGTTTGGTGGCAGATGCGTTTCGAAATCAGGCTCAACTGTCACGCCCGTGTTTAGATCGAAGACCTTCTCCCCACGGTAAAGCTTGACAGATTGTCCAGAGGGGTGGCTTACGAGGTTCCACACCCCGCCCGGCGTCACCCTCGCCCGGCGCATCTGCCACGCAATTTGTCCCGGCCTCCACAGACCTTCTGTCAGGAACTTGACCGTCCGGACAACCTTCAACTCGACCCAGAACTCAATGTCTGTCATCGCGCCGTTGATGTCCGGGATGCCCGCCCCGATCCGGGCTTCAATCCTTGTCCAGTGTACGAGGTGGGAAGTAGCGGCGTTCAGGCTTTTCCACACGCCCGCTTCTGTCGCCAGCGTCTTCGCCGTCTTGCTCATGTCCAGCCTTCGGTTCAGGGGGAGGTGGCTCAGGTAATAGCTCTTCAAAGGTAACGTCCTCGACCAAGTGCTTCATCGACGCGCTGTCAGCCAAGGCGGGGAACTCCTCTTGAAGCTTCCTGATCTCCGACATTACCTCTTCGCGGCTCATCTGGTCGATCTTTCCGATCAGAACCTCATGCCTCGCGATGTACAGCCCCGCAACCTGTCCCCGGTTCTTCTCAGCAGCCACCGCTGACGCATACTGTTTGTCAGCCAAGGCAAGATCCCTGATCTCGGCCAGCTTCTTCACGTGGTTTTCGAAAGTCACCTCGAACCTACGTGACAGCTCGTGCTTCAGCTCCACAACACGGCGCAGCACATGCGGGAAGTCGCGCCCGTTCAGGAGCCGAGATGCCGACCAAGACGGGTTACTAAAGCCAGCCCGCCGCGCCGCCTCGGTCTGCGTCACGTTCTCCGTCGCGAAGACAAGGGCGAACTGTTCTTGCTTAGGCGTGAGCCCATACGCCTTTTCCCCCATTATCCGGAGGCTTTGGATTGGTACTCGGTGTTTCGCTGCCACAAAGCCCTCCTTCTGGGGGTTCGAAAAGCAGCTATCAACATACGTTGACAGCTCGGTTCCTTCAACAGACTTCTCTATAAGGAGGACCATGATACCAAGCAGAAAGTCTCTAACCTACTGGAGATCAAGGGGATATTGGATATACGGGGGGGGGCTTGTAAAAACATTTCGTCTCAAGAAAATTCTGTTCGCGTAGGGGACAATAGTTAAACGTAACAGATATTCTAATATACTGATAAGATATCCTGTAACCCATTGGAGATATTGATATATCCTAGATACGCCCAAAATTGAAAAACACACACAAAACTTCTAAAAACCGGCCCCCGTATACTTATCTTCAATTCTCCCCAAAACAGACTATCTAGACTATCTCCGTATCTTCAAGGACTTACAGACTATCTCTCCGATATCACCCTCCTCCTTATAGAGAAGTCCCCGTGGCCGTGGTCCAAGCCCCTCGCTCCATCAACCCTGTCTCATCCCCCAAAATAATTTCTCACCCCCCGCATAGCCCAGCTTGACACAGCCAAGCGAATCACCGATACTTACACTGTCTAAAGAAGACGTGTGTCACCCGTAGAAAGGACCGTGGACCATGTACCGTTTTGAAACCCGCAAGGGCGAAATCGCCCACTTAACGAACAGGGACTGTCAGGAGGTCTTCGCCATATTGACGGCTATCAAGATCCTGCATCCCAGCAGCCCCGACATGTTGGCTCGGGCGATCAAGGCTTGCATGTGTGCTGAGACCAACCCTGATCCGTGGGTGGTGATCCATGACGAGGACTTGGTAGCTCTTCATCGGCGTGACGACGACAAGCCTGTAATCCTGTTCCTGACGAAGGAGGCTGCGTGATGAAGGAATCCCCCAAACCCAAGCGCGACCGGAGCAAGCAGCTCTTCGCCATCGTTGTGGAGCGTGTGGTCAAGCTTCAACACGTTATTCAGATCCCGGCCTCTGACATGGAGGAAGCTGTGGACAAGGCGATGAGCGCCGCCAAGACCTTTGAGGACGACGAGTTTGACTGGCGTCAAGACAGTTACGACGCATGGAGCGTGTTCCGTAACCACGAGTAAGCGTGACAGACCGTGACAACCCGTGACAACCCGTGACAACCCGTGACAACCCGTGACAATTAACCACCCAGAAAGGCCAAGCCATGAACTATCTCGAAACGATGAGCCAAAGCGTAGCCAGTGTGAAGGAGAACGACCTTCGCTTTGGTCCTGCGGAGGGCGTGTTTGAAACCACGGCCAAGCTGTCATCCCTAATGTTAGACAAGGAGCTAACACCTTATGACATCGTGACCGTGCTTCGCTGCCTGAACGACGCCCGCAAGAAGTACAATCCGACGGGTCCTTACCACTATATCGAGAACATCAATCTCGAAGCCTTCGCCTTGCAGTTTGCAGTGGGGCAGGACGCCCGTTCGGAGGCGGCAGCGGCGGAGGTAGCCGAAAAATTTGCGGCCTCCAGCGAGCTTCCTGCGGACCCTTCTGAAACTGCGGTCGGTGTTTCGATGCCGAGAATGGCGGGGTTCCCATGAGGATTGAAACCCAACTCACCAACACCCTGACCCGTCAGGCGAGGAAAACCGACGACCGCCCCGGCTACTGGCTTGAGCCTGTCAACCCTGACGGGGAGAGGGCCGCTGAGTATATTCGGGAAACCCTGACGCATGTTGGTTACATCACCTATCTCGCTTTGAACCATATTGAGGACGAGACGGTTAAGGCTGAGATAGCTCGTAGGGCGCGTTTGATTATGGAGGGGGCGAAGCAATGAACGACGAACCAGACTACCCAGTGAAGAAGCCTAGGGGCTTTGCGGGCATGGACTCTGACAGACGGCGGGCGATTGCCAGCCTTGGCGGGAAGAGCGTTTCGAATGACAGACGTTACTACGCGACGAACGTGGCGGCTGCGTCTGAGGCCGGGCGCAAGGGCGCTGCTGTCAAGCAAGCAAACTATCTCGCCCGTAAGGCTGCGAAGGAGGCTGGGGATGGAGGACCTTGATGTCGATGTCATTGAGACGGAGTGGCTTGAGGATCAGATTCTGACCCTGTGCGAGGGCAAGCGGGACTTCATCCTGATGAGCGCCCTGACGATGGTGACAGCCAAGGTCATTGTCAGCCAGAAGAAGAGAATCCCGACCCTTGATGTCGATCATGTCTTGGACATGGCCGACGAACAGCTTCGATTTACTGTCAACGGCGTCCTGCGAGAGATGCGGAAAGCGGGTAGGGGGGAGAATTGATGGAAAGCAGATCCCTAGACGCAGACAAAATCCTTGATGCGTGGTCCACGGACCCCGCTCTGACGACCCGCATGATCGCGATCATCATGGAGGCGCACAACGGAACCATCTGCAACATCATCCT